GATGAAATAAAAGGAAAAGTAGAAGGCTTCAAAGATAAAATGATTAGAAAAATACCAGGGGTGGGTGGTATACTTGCAAATGTAAGACAAGCGCATATTGCGGGGAAACAAGCAGAAGCGGATGAAAAACAGACAGCAGATGTTGCACATAAAGATGCCACAGACTCGAAGAAGGCACTGGAAAAAGTTGCAGACGCTACTTCATCGACTGCGGAATCTACAGGAGGCATAGAAGACGCGACTACAGAAGAAGAATATGATGCTGGGGAAGAAGAAAGAGAAAAAAAGAAGAAGGGCAAGTTAGGAAAAATGTTTGGAGGATTGTCTGGGCTATTTTCAGGCAGGCGCGGAGAGGATGGTGGTGGTGGATTAATAGGCGGAATGCTGCCTTCGTTGTTGGGTGCTTTGGGTGGTAGTTCAATGGTTGCTTTGTTAGCGGGAATAGCGGGACCAGTGATTCTCGGAGTTCTTGCTGTTGGTGCGGGGGCTGCGATAGGGAGTTGGATATATGACAACTGGGTTGGACCTTGGCAAGATAGGCGTGCCAGAGAAAAGTTGGATGCATCAAATGCTACATCTACTTTCGATGCTGTGCAATCAACTATGATAGAAGAATCTACTGGTCAGAAAGAAGATGCGTTCTACACACCAGAAGGTCACAAAATGAAGGGAACAAGAGGCGTAATTTCTAAAACAGAAGCAACAGCATTTGCAAAATCGAAGGGAGTGTCACTTGCAGAATTAGAAAGTTCTGGTGGTATTACGAGAGCAATGGCAACCGTCAATCGTGCTACTGGTGAGGCAATGCACGGGACGACCGTAGACCATGGTTCGGCGGCAGACGCGACATCTGCATTTATAAAAAGGGAAGAAGAAACCAAAGATGAACATGGGAAAAACAAAGCGGCAAATACTATTGCAGGAAAACTGAAAGACCAAATAAATCTAATGTATGCGTTGTTGAGAAATCCTGTTACAGATGTACAAAAGGCAAACGACCAAGGGCAAGCGATTCTTAATAATATCAAAGATGCTTGGGATATGGCTGATGAATTTAAAAGAGATGGAAGAATTTCAGCAGATGAATTTAAGGCCTTAGAGGAAGGATTTCCGTTGGCTGCATATAGATACGTTCACCCGATAATGAATAAAAGTCAATGGGTGCCAAGTGCAGATTTAGAAGATGGAATGGGTTTCAGATATCCAGGCGGGTGGGCAATGGGGTTTGGTCGGTGGAACTTATCAGATTTCAAGGAAGAATATGGTTCTAAGGGATACGATTATACACCTCTGACAATGCATAGAGGTGGACTTGTAGGTGGAAGTAAAGATATAACGGCAACACTTAGACCCAACGAAGCAGTAATACCACTTGATGACCCAGATGTTTTACAAATGATGCAAATGGTAACAACAAATGCAATGGTCAAGGGTGTTGGTATTGGTGGATTAGGTGAAGGAAATGGTAATCAATCAACAACAATTGCTCCAATAACTTCAACAGTTTCGGTAAGCAATGATAATATTTTTGCAACCTCACCCATAACAAGAAACCCCGAAAAGACCATACAAAGAGTAACATATCAATAAAAAACAGGAGAGATAAAAACCTCTCCTGTTCTGTTGACCAAAATAAAATATTAAATATTAATCATTTGCCAACTTTTCAAAGTAGGATAAAGCATCATCTTCTTTAGATTCATCACCAAATGATTTCTCTGCTCTGGCAGCACCATCATCAGAAGAATCATCATTTGTACCAAACTTTGAACTCACCTCTCTCTGCGCTTCCTCGATTTCTTCTGCACTTGTCACAATACCACTACCAGATACGACACTTTCGAATCGACTCTTGAGTTGTCCATAATCTTTAAAGTTAGAAGCATCGGTAAACTCTTTGAGAGAATATTGCTTTTTCCATAGTTCTTCTAGTTTTGCATCATCACCATCAAGAAGATTAGACGATGATTCAAATTCACTCTTATCATAATTGATAAATCCTGCAACCTTACGAACCTTCAATTTAAAGTTTGCACCATTCCAAAAATCAAATGGGTTGATAGCGTCTTCATCTTCAAATTCTGGATTCATTGATTCATTAACTTTATCAAAAATCTTCTTACCAAATTTGTAAAGGAAATTCTTTCCTTCGTTTTGAGGGTTAGCGGGGTCACTAACCACAAAGATATTGGCAGTATATGATAATCTTCGTTTTCTGCTTCTTGCAACATCTTTATCTTTTTCGATTCCACTGTTCCACAGTTCGCTGTTTGCTTCACACACAGGACATTTTCCGCCAGTAGTTGTTGGACAATTTTCAATAAACCATCCACCTTTTCCTTTGAATCCGTGATTAAATGTTCTTGCCCAAGGTAGGTCTTCGCCATCTGGTGCAGGAAGGAATCGAATAACTGCATATCCGTTACTTGATTTGTCCAACTCTGGCTTCCAGAATCTATCATCTTTGTAGGATTCTGAACCTTTATTGAGTTTTGTAATTTCATCGGTGAGGCGACCGATATTTGATTTTGAATTTTTCTTCATATTGCTGAATGACATATGTTTCTCCTTTTGTCTTTATATACGATGTGTACGAAATATTCTACTATGTGTAGTATATACTATATATGAGTAAAGTCAAGTATTATTTTGGGTTTTTATACTGGTAATGTGGATACTCTTGGTAGAAGGTTGAAATCTCTTCCTTCTGCCTCAATCTTTTCTTTGATTGGTTTGGTTATAATTTTGGCAGCCACTTTTGGTTCGATGTTGTGTTTTTCACAAATCGCCAATACCGAGTCGATGTATGAGCCACTTTCGATTGCATGTGTTTCGACCTCTTCTGAAAAGGTATCTTCTATTTCTTTATAAATCATATCTGGTAATCCTTATACTAAATCCATTAATTAATTATACCAAACATTTATAACTTGTCAATAATAAACATTATATATAGTATGTAATATTACTTAAAAGTTGATTTCCTTTAGGAGAAAATAAGAGATGACAGATTTTAATTTATCAACCGATGGAGTTGGATTAAATGCACCGGGTTCTAGTGGTGCTTTAGTAGCAACTGACCTTGTTTCTATTGATGGTAATGCGGCAGCGCATGTACAATACACTAAAATAGGTTGGGGTTCTACTGGTGACCAATTTTATTCAGTAGGTACTTCAACATCAGTTTCTTCAACAACAAAACCACTTCCTGTAATGCTTCGTCATACAGACGGTACTGCATTAAATGTAAATTCTAGTGGTGCATTAGATGTTAATATTGCATCTCAGGGTTCACTTGCTATATCCGCAGATATTATGCATACACTTGGTGCAATAAGGATTGAGGGTACTGCGGGAGCAACTCCAATACATGTAATGGGTTCTAGTGCAAGTGAAGCAGTATTGATTCAAGCAACTGGTGGTACTTTCAGTGCAACAAACCCACAATATACATTACCAACAATGTTGTTTGGTGCTTCTCTTGGAGGAGCAGGATACTCGGCAGCACCAGTTGGTATTACTGGTAACCGACTAATGGTAAATCATCCAGATACATTAACAGTAATCTCGGATGGTAGTGGAACATATGTTCAAGCAACTGGTGGATTTACTTTATCTAGATTAAGTGCATTAAACACTACACCATCTGTGCTGTTCGGTGTAACACATGGAGGTGGTATTGCACCACTCGGTGTAACAGGACAAGGCGCATCAGGTCATAGATTACTTGTTGATGTAGACGGAGAAACACTCGGAGTTAAACTACAAGCAATTGGTACTGCTGATATAGGTGGTCAAAAGACGATACCTACTCTACTATACGGAGCAACAGGACCAGATGCACAAGCAATTCAATCAACTGGTGGAAGAATGCTAGTTGACTTTGCAGGTGAAACAGTTAAAGTTGATAATGCATCCAATACACATCTTATTGTTCTAGCAACTGGTGGTGCAACAGCAACAACCAAAGGCGAATTTGATAATCTTATGCCAACATTATTATACGGTGTTTGTGGTAATACTGCCGCACCTGTTGGTGTAACAAACGGAATGTTGCGAACATCAATTGAAGCCGCGTGTATTACTCTTGATGTAACACTTGCAACAACACAGAAAGTTCTAAACGCAACTGCTGATGCAGGAAACATTCACCACAGATATCTGATGGTATCTGGTGTAACAAATAACGGACATAAACCAGAAGAATCACACCCAGTATTCGTTACTGGTAAAGATGATGGTTCGACATATTCATACCCAATTGGTATTACAACATCAATGGTTGGTGCATCTGGTGGTGCTTGGTCACTTATGGTAACTGGTGAAACAGAAGTTAAAACATGGAGTGCTGGTACACTAACAGTTGCCGCATCAGATTTAGATATTAGAGGACTCCTTGGAACAGGCGCCGCCGTGGACAGTGTTGAGGTAGTTGG